ATGAAAGTATTTGGTCAGCTCTACCCTTAGCATCAGCCATAGCTGGAGCAGTTTGAGAGATAAACTCTGCTGCTTGTGCTGTTCTTTGGCTCTGCATCTTGGCAGCAAAAGTTGTAAATCCTAGTTGTTCCATTTTCTTTGCAGCTCTTGAATCAGACATACTCATGCCGCCGCTTTGAGCTTTAAACAAAAGACCGTCTTCTACTTGAGCTCTTAGGTATGGGTCATTTCCAAATAGGTTATCAAGCATAGTTGCAAGAGCATTACCTGGTTGCAAAGATATTTGTACGTCTCGTAGCGTGCTACCACTACCACCGTTCTTACGCTTTTCTCTTTCAAGTTTCATCCACAACTCATCAATAATTTGAGGTAGCGGTTTCATGTTGCCTTGGTCATCACGAATACGAATACCAACTGCTCTTAACATGTTTACGGAACGTCCACGTTGTACAGCGCCCTGTGCTTGCATAGCACCTTCAACTCCAATACCAGGAGTTAGGTTAGACATCTGTGCAGCGCCCATGGCAAGCTGTGCAGCGTTTGCTGAAGAGCCTCCATATAATCCGCTTTGTCGCATTACCTGCAAAGAACGAGCAGCGTCAAACTCATCTTTTACTGTGCCTGACTTGGCCATTCTATTTAATAAATCTCTAGTGTCGTTGTAAGAACTAGCGCCACTACCGCTTACTGCCTGTCCTACACCGTTATATGTTCCGCCTGCTCTTCCATAGGCTCCACCAAGAACAAGTCCGCCACGTGCAGTGTATAACTGCATTCTGAATGCTTCATCAACTGAAGGCATGGCAATACCACCAGCGGTAACCGCTGCGGCTGCAATTGTTCCAGCAGTATTAGCTGGCTGTTGAAATACTGTGTTGCCTCTAGGCTGGTTACCCGCAGGTTGTGCAGTGCCACCGCCACCACCACCCCCACCACCAGATGGTGGAGTAGGTCCTCCAGGAGTTGTATTGTTACCAGTATTAGAAAAGGTAGGTTGTGCCATGACGGTATTAGAACTACCGCCACCACCCATACCAGAGAAAACATTTTTAGCGCGAGAACCTAAACGAGCAAGCATCTGCTCAGCAGATGAGAGGGTAGGCAAAATTCTGCTCTGAAGCGTACTTGCCATTTGCAGCAAGTTATTATTTGCGCCTCGAGCAGAAGACTCAAACCGTTGCATGTTACTTGCAGCAGCGCCGCTATGGGAGCCGCCTAAGTTTAGGCCTTGCTTAGAATCCATTTACTATCTTGTCCTTTTCGACCGCTCTAACCAGTTCATGCGCTCTCTAGGTGAGAGCCCACGAATTTCTGTAAGTGTCCAACCAACAAAAGTTCTAGTAAGAATCTCGTATTGGTCTAGTAGGCTTTCGTAATCTGCTTCACTAAAGGCGAAACAAATCTAGCAAGCTAAGCGGTAGAAGTACGTCTTCACCGCATGCCTGACAAGCCTTCTTCACCTCCCCTAGGCGTGGGCCTGGGTTACGTTTGATAATCTCATCAACGATTTTTGTTCTATCCGCCATACCTAGTGATAGGGCAGTAGAAGCTCCAGAAGATGGTGAGCCGTTTAGTGAAACAATGCATCCAGATAGTAACAAGGTATTAATTTCTGCTGTTGTTTTATCAATGTTTTCCATCAGCTTGCGCTGTGTAATACCATTTGGTAAAGCAACAACTGCTGTGCCCTTCTTAGTTTCTACTTCAAAGGTGCCCTCTTGAGCACGGTCTTCTAGAGAAACAACAGGCACATCTTTACTTAGTAACAATGAATCTCGCTGTTCCTCACCGCAAGTGCGGCAACGGTAACCGATTTCCATATCGTCACCGAACGTAACTCTTCTAATACCTAAAAGAATTGCGTCCCTATCTCCAGCAAGAAGTGAGTTTAGGTCTTCTTTCTCTACAGTCCTAGACCCAATTTTTGCTAGACCCCTCTGCAATAGCACGTCAAGTGCTTTGCCTGAAGAACCAGCTTTAGCAACCGCTTCTTCATCAGCTCCAGTAAGTTCCCTTACTTCAACTGTTTTGATAACTTCACCGTTAGCTTCTAAAAAGCCGCCTGGCAAAGATACTTCTGACTCTGAAGGGGCCCGCGTCTTAATGACTTGTGCGGGCTCCTCCATCGCCTTTGCTGCGAATTTGTTTACAAGTTCTGCGTCAGTAATAATATCTGGCACGATTTATACTCCTAAAGTTGTTGTTAATTAAGAAATGAGACCTGCTGGGTCTTTGCCATCATCGTCTGTAAAGAACACTGATAGTCCCTCATGAACGAGTGTCATTGACTCAAACAAGATTGCTCCGTCTGCTGCATTAAGGTCTGTATAGTTTAGCGCAGTAATCCAAGCGTTATGAATCTTGAAGCCCATCTTGTAGCGCTGAACGTCTGTAGGACCTGAGTTTGGATGGTCTGCTACAAACACCTTAATGTTTACGCGGAAGCCTTTGCCAGCTTCAACCTTAAGACCTTCACCAGATGCAGCAGCAAAAAGTCCGCGCATCCATGTGATTGCCTGGTCGTTTCCGTCAAGAACTCCACGCTGGAATGTAATTGGTGTAAAGGTAGTCATACCTGGTACCTGGTGTACTGTGGTGTTGTAACCGCCTTCACGGTATTGGATGGCCTGAGTATTAACGCTCAAACCACTGATGTTGCTAAAGCCGCCTGACCAAGTGACGAGTTTGTTATTAAACACGCCGCCTTCTTTAGCTGCCTCAAACTGAGCAAAGAACCGAAACGAACGTAACGGGTCTGTTGCCAAGGTTGAGTGGCGGTTGATTATGCTGCTAGCCATTTGTGGTTATCTCCTTTACGCCACAGTAACGGTGGTTCCACCGTCAAACTGACCGATTTTAATGATGATGAACTCAGCTGGACGCTGTAATGCAACACCGACTTCGATGTTTACATATCCATTATCAATTGAACTTTGTGGGTTGTTTTCTGCATCAACCTTAACAAAGAATGCTGCTTGAGGTGTTGTGCCTCGTAGGCCGCCCTTGCTCCAGAAGTCTGTTAGGAATGTACTAACGTTGGCTTCAATACGACGCCATAGTGCTTCGTCGTTTGGTTCAAAGATGGCAAATTCAGTAAGGTCTGTAAGAGCCTTACGTAGATAAATAAGTGTGCGGCGTACTGGTACGTACTTGTCTACGTATCCAGGTCTAAGTGTGCGTGAACCCATAACAACAAATCCAGAACCAGGTACAAACTTAATTGCGTTTACTGGTGCTGCTGCTGAGTTAAGGTTATCAAGTTCAGCATTAGTTAGAGTAACAACTGATACAACTCCTGCAAGACGTGCTTGCAAGCCTGCTGGTGCTTTAAACACTCCGCGTGATGCATCTGTTGAGCTAATCAAACCTACAACTGCGGCGCCAGAACCTACTGCAACAGTGCGTCCAGAACCAGAACCAACAGATACTGTTGGGTCAGATATCAATAGATTTGGATAATAAACTGCAGCTAATGAGCTAGATGTATATTGAGAAGCAAGAGCAAGTTGTGTAGAAACTACATCAGAAACTCCATCAATAACAACAAAGACATCTTGTCTAAAGTTTGCGTAACCAATTGCTGCGTTAATTACAGGTACGTTTGAAATTCCTGGAACGTTAAGAATCAAAGATTGCTTAACAACATCAAGAGCTAGCAAACCAGTTCCATAGTCATTGTTTCCTAGGGCGCTTCCAGCGCTTCCAGTAGCAAGAGTTTGGTTAGTTACAACAGCTGGGTTACGTGTAGCTCCAGTGTTTCCAGAGTTTAGGTCTGTAAGAACTACATAATTTGATGCTGCGTTTACTGCTGTTGGTGCGTAACGAGCATTAGAGGCTGTCATGGAAAGGTCATTGTGACGCTCTACCAAGTTAGCATCTGTGTTGCCGTTGTAGTAAACAAGCAAATCAAATAGACCTGTTGTAACAGAGTTAACTACTGAAATGTTAATGTTGTTACCCCAAGCGCCAGCGTTCTTTGCTTGAATTTGAAGGGTTGTAGATGGTGTTGCTGCACGGTCTGCCAAAGAACGGGTTGCGACAGTAGCACCGTTTGTTAGACGAACAACGTAGCACTGGCTTCCGCCATTTGAAAAGAACATGTATACAGCTAAAGGTAAATCGTTAGTTGCATTGGTATTCCAAGAACCAAATAGGGTTACATATTGGCTCCAAGAAGTTACAAGTGTTGGTGTAAGAACTGGTCCTCTATCGTTGGCGCCAATAAAAGCACCAATAGAATCTGAGTTCGGGCCAACTACAGGTGCAACAGGGTTAAGCGTCTCTTCGACGTAGACCCCTGGTCGTAGTACTGCCATTTGTTATATCTCCTTTGTTTAAACTTTGGTGACCGTGTATTAGAGTTTTGTTAGTCCTGCAGGGATTACGGCTTGTGGTACGGACACTGGGTTAGTGTTGATGTTAACTTCCTCAACACGCTTGGTAGCAATCTTTGCAGCAAGCGGTGTAAGTTCGCTAACAACTCTTACTGTGTAAACATTGCGAAGAAGCCTGCGGTTGCCAGTTTCACCGTCAACTGCATCCCTCTTTGCAAACCCATCAAGGAACATATGTCGTCTTGAGGTTTCAGTACCTAGTTCATTAGGCACTAACAAGCCGCCGTACTTTGATGGAAACTTAGTTGTGAGCTGATGAATGATGGCCCTATCATGTCGCGGATTTCTCGCGTAGGTCGTAATCTGATAGACCAAATCAAAAGCTACTGGTATTTCATAGGAGTAGGTCCTATTGCTTACAGGGGATATTGTTCCTCTGTAATCATTGTCGGTAAGCATTCCTGAGGTTTGCCTATCGTTTGCGGGTAACATGTCAATTAAGTCAATAGTTACAAATGGGAATTCTTGGGCTCTGACTTCAACGTCTGGGTACCCAAACCACACCTTAACTTGACGAGATGCGTTCTTCTCATCTGACACCGTCATTCCCTGTAATAGAGTTTTTAAGGCTAGGTCCTCAGCAATAATAAATGGGTTACCCATGTTATATCCTGCTCGCTTCTACTATTGACTCATGAGTTTCCTCATAGATGTCTTCAGCTAGTTGGTCTGCCCTGTAGTTAAAAGAACGAAGAACGGGTGAGGGTGGATTAGGACCATCGCCATACTCTAAGTTCTCTATCTGTGTACGAAACTGTTCTGGGTAAGTAATGTCAAGTAAGCCGCCGTTTTTAACGACCGCTAAGGAATTGACTATCTCACTAGGCCAGCCTCGATTGAGAGCGTGACGACGAAGCTCGGCTGTCAACGAGATTGATGATGACGACAGCTTAGAATTAAAATTATTTACGACGCTTGTTGGTAACACCGTTAATAATCCCTCGCGTTACTGCTCCTATTACAAGTGCTTTCCACACGCCAGCGCCCGAGCCTTTATTGGCTTCGGCTAAAGCCTCGATGAATTCCACATCGGAAGCTTTACTTATCTTGTTATCTTCAGGCATGGTGCTCCTGTAGGAGTAGCAGGGTAAACGCAGGGGTGGTGCTTTGAGCCCCGCATGGGCTCACTAACTAGGATAAAGCAAAGGGGCCCTTTTGGGACCCCTAAGCGGTTACTTCTTTTTCTTTTTTTCTGCCTTGGCTTCGGCTTTTTCCTCAGCCTTTTCTTTCTTCTTGACCTTTTTAATAATGCCTAGGTCAACCTTCTTATCTTCGGCAATAGTCTTTGGCTTCTTCTTTTTGCCGTGGGCTTTGTCCAACTTTTCAAAGTCAGCTTTGTCATCTTTGTCAGTGATTCCAGCCTTACGCATAAGACGGGCATCCATCTTTTCATCTTTGGACTTAGTATATTTGCCCTTCATGAAGGACGGGGTCTTAGCCATGTTACTTCTTCTTTGCAGCCTTCTTTAGGAAAGCTGGCATTTTCTTAGCTGCAGCCTTCTTAGCTGCTGCCTTCTTTGCTGGAGCCTTCTTAGCAGACTTCTTGCTGCCCATGCATCCACATGTTGCGCACATTATTTTTTCTTCTTTCTTGCAGCAGCCATGTTGTCGACGAGGTTGGGATAGGGACGGCCTGCTGCCTTCGCCCTAGCCTTAGCAGAGGATTTCTGCTTCTTAGATAGTTTACTAGATTTGCCTGGGGTTGGGTCCTTCTTCTCCCAAACTGGTTTTTCTTTTTTAGCCATTAGCGTCCCTGACTACGATGGGCATTCTTTGAATGCCAGTTTTTTACCGCCTTAACCCCTTGCTTCACTGTCTTAGCTCCGCCTTTTTGGGTTAGATTTATTTTGTCGTTTTTGCCACCCTTCTTACCAAGGTGGTCAACAACCACTTTCTTGTCTTTTTTATAGACAACGTGTGGTGCTCCACCAGCAAGAAGCTTAGCTGGTTTTTCTTTCTGAGCCATTAAAATACTCCTGAGTAGAGAACTGAAACTGCGTTAGCGCCTGTAGGAGTAACGGCTACCCCATACAACTTATCTCCAGCATTTAGGTCAATGGAGTAAACAGAGTCTTTCTTTACAGTAAGACCCTTATCTACACCAGAAGTAGTGACGGTAGCGTCTCCAATATAGATAGCGTTGTTATCGTCATTAACAATCTGAACTGTAGTAGTTGGGCATTTTGCAGGTAGGTCTACTAATAGAACTGGAGTAGTACCCACTGTGTGTGAGTGATGATGTAAAGCCATGTGGCCTCCTAATTAGCGTACGCTAAAAATTGTGGGTCATTGACCATTTCTTCTGGCATGACCTGTATACAGTCTACTACTAGTAGGGTGAATCTTTCAGCAACAATGCCGCGTTCTTGTACCGCATATGGACGGTATACCTGGTTCTTCCAGATTAGACGACCGCGGTTTTGCCTATCTGGGTTTGCAATAACACCAGGAGCAATTCTTTCAACGTCTTCAATGTTAAGAGTAAGGTGAAGCTCATCCGCGTTGTAGTAACCAACCGCCGAAGTCTTAGCTTGACCTTGAGTGATAACTGCTCTAACTACAGGAAGTTCATAAGGACCAAGCCATCTTTTTCCACCAAGGTTATTGGTTATATCTTGACCAGTGTCGTAGATAGGGTCAACTACAGTTGCCGCAGGGTTCCAGACATACCAGAGAGCCTTTGTACCCACTGGGTACTTGAGGTCGTGGTCTACACCTTTTAATAGGTCGGTGGTTTCAAAGTCAGCGTCAAAACGACCGCCTGGGGTGTGACCTCTCATTAGGCAATCTCCTTCCTACAAAGTTCTAGGTTACTCTTTAATCTCTCATTTGTCGGGTCTAGCTCTACCGCCTTCTCAGCATATTCAACCGCTTTTTCTTTTTCACCAAGCCAAAAAGAACATACGGCAGCTAAGTCGTAAGGCAAAGGGCCCCAAGCAAATGCCTCATTTAAATAGTCCATATCTCGTTCTTTAATATTAAGTGCCTTTTTGCACAGATGTAGACACTCTGTAAAGTTGCCTTTTTCGTAATGATAGTTAGCCCACTCAACATATCCTTCTCTTCGACCAGGGGCTTCTTGAGTTGATAGTTTCCACCACTTTATTTTTTCCGATTCATCTGTAGAACACTTAGCTATGTAGCGCATAGACGATGCACGCTCAGCTTTCCATATAGCTTTAGGAAGCGATAGATGACGTTCGAACTGGACTTTAGCTTCTTCAAGCTGTCCGTGAAAGAATAGCTCTCTAGCGTAGTAGTAAGCGTTACGGTCATTATCTGGGTCTTCTTCTATTGACAGTTTAAGAAGGGGTAGGTACTGCCCACGGGATTTAGAGTTATCAGCTTTGTGCCACAGTCCTAACTTAGACCAGTATTCTTTTTCTTCTATGCGGTCTGTATACAAGCACTCATGAACAGGGTGAACCCAACGATAACCGTGACGTGCATGAATCTTATCTCCGCCAAATGTTAAGCCTGGGGTGCCATCATCGTTAAAGTTCCAGGTGTAGTCGTAGCGTATACGTGTAGAACCTTTTGGAACCTTTTCCATTTCTTTGCGCCAACCTGGTGCCAACAATTCGTCCATATCTAAAGATATGCAATAGTCAATGTCATCAGGCAACAAAGCAAGAGCAGCATTGCGGGCGTCATCAAAGCGCCATGGTCGTATGCTAATTTTGTGGCACACAATTCCTAGGGCTTCAGCCTTACTCACAGTCTCATCGACAGAGCCTGTGTCAGCAATCATGAGATAGTCGGCATCTTTAGCTGATTCATACCATCGTTCTACAAACTGTTCTTCATTTAATGCAATCGTGTATACGGCTATTTTCATAAATTAATTGTACCTTTAAATAGAAAAGCCCCGCCAGTCCCTGGGGACGGCGGGGAGCTATTTCTATAAATTAAGCTAGGGTTGCAAACTTAGCGCGACCGTAGATTTGGGTACCGCCGTCCCATGAGTAGAACTCAAGGACAGTCTTACCAGTACCTGAAGCTAGAGTTGGGGCTGAGCCACCATCCCAAATGATGTTGTTAAATGCAACAGCATTAGCTCCACGGCTAGCAACTTCTACCTGCCATAGATTTCCATAACCAGTTGGAATACCAACGAAGGTTACGGTAACCGCACCGACAGGGTTTGCAATACGGACAAAAGGTCCGTTAGTTACGTTGATACTTACTGCACCAGTTGATGCAGAAAAGGTCTGCAAACGTCCAGTATGTCCAGCGTTGATGTAGGCGTCGTTAGACTGGGTCAACACCGTAGGCGATGATGATATTGCCATTTACTTTCTCTTTCTACTAGAAGTTGCAGGTGCTTCTTCGATAGCAGGGGTTTCTTCTACAACCTCTGCATCAATAATATTTGGGTCTTCAAAACTTGTTCCGTTCCAAAGAGCCTTAGCAGCTTCTGTTAACTTAGGTGGATAGAAAATACCGTTTTCGTACAACCAACCCTTTGAAGGCTGAGGTACTACAGAGGTAACGTCTATTACACCAAAAATTTGAGCTAGAACTCCGAGGTCTTCCTCGGAGTTAGCTACTACTACAGAGTCTACTATTGTTGCGTCGATAAGTGCATATTTAGCCATTAGTTACTCCTTATAGGACTGCTTTATCAAACCAGCGGATAAGAGCGTAACCATCTGCTCCGTTACCACCGTCTGCCTTATAACCCTGATACTGGCAACCACCAAGGTCAACATCTACAATGTCGCCTGCATCAAAGTACAAGAACTCCCAGCATACATCAAAGAACGATGCATTATCTGGAGCTTGGAGTGTTAACCAAGAACCTGATGTTGCACCAGCTACACCAAGGTATGTAATGGTGTTGGTTCCAGCGAACACGATGTTATAGTCTGGACGGTCTTCACGGATAAGGATATTTCTTTCATCTTTCCAACGAACTGTTGGGCGTACACGCTTAGCAAGACCTGGGAACAACGGTGATGTTACACCAGCAGGTGCTGTAGTTAGACGTGCGGCCACACCTGTGAAGAACAGTGGAATGCGTGGAAGGATTGGGAATGACTGCCATACAGTTGTAATCTTTGCATTACCGACATCTTGAATGGTTGTACGTAGAACGTTTGAACCGTAGAAGCCTGCTTGTGCAGAGATAACAATCGTTGCGTTGTAAATAGGTGTCCACTTGAAGTACTCAGCTGAGATTGCTTCGTAGTTGACAGCAACGTTTGCAGATGCGTGGTTGATGAAAGTTGCTGGGTCGTTAGACCAGTTTGAACCTCCACCGCCGCCACCGCCGCCTGTGTTTGTAATTCCATCTAGACCACGTGCATAGTAGTCAGCAGATGCAGCAGACTGGTTAACAATCCAGGTTCCGCCACCCTTACCGCCGCCGCCATTTCCGCGTCCAGGAGCTGTTAGGTTTTGTGAGTTTGAAATCCAGCCAGCGCCACCGCCGCCACCGCCAAGGGCGATGCCAAGAGGTGAACCGCTGTTTAGGCCGTTAATAGTCTGGCCGTATCCACCATCTCCAGCCCATCCTGGAATGCTGGTGTTACCAGTTCCAGTGTTCCAAAGAGCGTGACCGCCGTAGTTTCCACGAAGTGGCCATGTCTGTTGTGAAGAGCCTGAAGTGGTGTTGTATCCACCTGAAGGCGATGTTGAGAATGGAGGTGTGTAAGAAAGCGCATTAAAGCCTGCAGAACCTGCACCAGCTCCACCGCCAGCAAGAGTCATAGAGTTGTGTGCGTTACGTGAAGCGTGACCGCCGTTGTTTCCGCCCTCTAGACCATACTGCCAAACAAGTGATGCAGAGTTGTAAGTTCCACCGCCACCGCCACCTTCTGCAGATACAGAAGCAACAGTAACAATTGGAGTAATACCAGGCTGTCCAGCGTATACGTAGGTGCTTCCATCAACTTCTTTGTAGATAGTTGGGACTGATGCAGCCTCAAGCTGTGGAGCCATAAGTGCTAATTCAATTGCGCCAGCAGATGATGAGACTGTTGCGTTTAGCTTCATAACACCAAACTTCATCCATGTTGTGCCCGCTGGAGCAGTAGCTGTTACGCCAATACGTACTGGGTAAGTAACGTTAGGCATTTGCTGATTTAGTGATTGAGCTCCGCTAATTGGTAAGAATACGTTGCTGCCCTCTGTACGAAGCAGTGAGTTGTAGTCTTTATCAAAGAACTCGATAAATCCACGCACTGGACGGTACTGGTTAGCTGTACCCATATCAACAACGAATGCAGAACCTGAGTACTGAGTACCAGCTACTGACCTTACAAATCGGTGTGAAGTCTCAAGGTTTCCGCCCTGAGCATTGTTAGATGACACAAGCAGCGCCTGTGCTTCACGATATGTAGGTGGACGCCAGGTTGTAGTTGTGTTACCAATTTCAAGCTGGATGTTGTCAAAGAAGTAGTTTACAGAACCCTGTGTAAGAACGATTACTGGGTGAATAAACTGTGGTGTTGAACCAAATGAATAAACGCTGTTAGCAAGCGTAGTTGCAATTGATGGGGTGGTAAATGTCGCTGAGATACGGCGCCATGGTGTCTGGGCAGGTGTTACGTTAGAGCCAAGAACCTGAGAGTTTCCAGAGTTGAAGGAAACTGAGCCGTTTGTAATAGCAGCATTTGTTGGAAGGCTTAGGTTTACTGTAGTTCCAACAACAGACTGTACGGTTGTACCTGACTGAATACCTGAACCAGTTATAGCCATGCTCTGCAAAATACCTGTTGCATCTGCAACAACGATTGAGCTAGAGCCGTTACCTGCGTTTGCAGTAGTAGTAAAGTTTCCACCATAGTTAGTCAAAGCTGCTGGAGTTGCTTGGCGGACAAAGAATCCGTTAGCGGTACCAGCATCAATTGAATCAGTGGTTGCTGAGTTAGAACCACCAACATATGAAACGTTTGATACAGCGTTACGAGAAGCGCCGCAAGAACGAATCTGGAACAGAATTGGTGTTGATGTGCTGATGTTTACGTTTGTAGAAACGTATGCAGACATTGTGTAGGTAGCGCCTGGGATATATGGAACACCCTGGAAACCAGCAACTGTCTGCAACCCGTTTGAGGTATTGGTTGAGTTCATATTAGAGAACTGAATCCACGTTGGGTTACCAGAAGCTGTTGATGAGCTTGTACCAGCAATGAGTGCCTGAGCACCAGTTGAGCCTGAGTAGGAAACTGTTACGGCTTCATTTGTTAAGTTTGCAGTAAGAGCAGCAGACAATGTAATTGATGTGCTGCTGTTTACAGAGAGAACCGTAGTTCCAGACTGAACACCGTTTCCTGCAATAAACATACCTGGATACACGTTTAGAGTGTCATTCAGTGTTACTGTTGTTGCAGTTAAAGAACCAGTAAGAAGTTTTGCATAACCACCAGACATTTCTGCCAACTTAGTTGGAACACCCGCGTTGGTGATGGTAAATGTAGATAGGGCCACACCATACTGACGAATGTTGTTATTTGTGATTAATGCAGCTTCTTCAAGCTGTGATAGTTGAGGCATCAAAATATTGTTTGATAGGTTCTGGAAGTATGGTGAACCTGGGGTATTTGATGTCTGAGGGTTAGTTAAGTCTCCGCCGCCTGAGATATTGTTAAAGAAGATGTTTGTTGGGCGTAGACGAATAGTGTCGTTATCAAAACGAATAATACCGCTTACTACACCTGTGTTAGCAATAGATACTGCTACTACGTTTCCAGTAATAGATGTAACAACTGCACCAGCGGCAATGTTACCACCAGTTACAATCTGACCTACAGATATACCAGCAGCGTTTGGATAAACAGTAAGACCTGATTGTCCTGAGATACCAGTTGCGGAACGGAATACAACATCTGGGTCCCAACCAAGAATGTTGTAATCAAAGTCTGTGTTTGTTAGAAGGTTAGCAACTGTTACAGTTCCAAATGAGGTAGGAGTACCATTACCACCTGGAAGTGTGCTGATTTCGTCAGCAGCACCAGTCTGAGCACCTAGTCCGCCCATACCGCCTGCGCCAATTGTTACCTGATATGTTTGAAGTGGGTTGACGTCAATATTACGTACGACAACTTGGCCTCCGCCTCCACCGCCACCTGCGACGTTTTGGCTTCCGCCTCCGCCGCCTCCGCCGCCACCAACAAGGATGACTTGGGCACTTGTTACACCAGCAGGAACTGTCCAGGTACCACTGGCTGTAAAGGCCTGCTCTTTAATGTAAACGCGACCAGAATTATCGTTAGGAAATACGATAAATTCTTTGCTTGAACTAATAGCCATTTATATACCTGTCCTTTACCTGGTTGTTAAGAAATTAAAACGCCAGAAATCATGTAGTCAACAGCAGCAGCTACGTCTGCGATGACAGTAATGGTTTCCGCTGCGTTCAATACTGTGCGAGCGTCGAAATTTACTGTTCCATTTGGTGGAACTTGAAGACCTGTGCAAAACGACAAGCCACCCATTGTGATGGTGACGGTGCGTGTTGCGCCAGTCTTATTAGACAAAATCACATTTGTGATAATTGCAGTGTTACTAGAAGGAACAGCGTAGGCAGAGCCGTCGGTAGTTCCAGCAGTACCTGATTTAAAGCGGGTTACTGTAGTTGGCATTATGCTAGTACTCCTATGTAGTTGAGAATGGTTAAGTCAGCAGCTTCATTTTGAATTGCTGCTAACTTTGTGTTTCCTGCAGTGTTTACCGCAGCAACTTGGGTAGTACCAGCTGTGTTAACAGCGGTTACCTGGGTCGTACCAGCGGTTGTGATTGCAGTGACGCGGTCTGCGGTTGCTGCAACAATGTCGTTAACCCCAAGCAAGGCGCCAAGGGTTTCTAGTGCCTTGGCTACGAACACAAGGTCCTGTGCGGTATATGTGCTCGCCGCAAGACTATCTGTAATCTCTGTCTTAACCGCAGTAATCTGCGTAGACAGCGATGAGTAATCGGGCATGTGTTATTTACCTACCTTCCGAGGTTATTAAAAGTGTAGCATTTTTAAATGTCTTGCCATTGTAAACCATAGACTTTATGCCTGAGCCTCTGTCCATGAGATACGAGCCGAGATATTCGAAGCAGCGGTACCGATATTGGTTGCGGTCAAGACAAGGATATCTGGCCCATTAGGGAAAGATGGGCTAGAAACGTTGCCGTTTCCGCTGAGAATCGAGTTACCGAGGTCTCGAATTTTAGTTAGGTCGTAGTTAGAAACGTTGTAGTTAGAGGCACCACCGCCGTTTTCTGAGTAGAAAGAGGCCACGGAGTCTCCGCCTGTAACAAGACCAGAGGCTGCTTGAACACCACCAGCTCCTGGACCAGAGTTATCAAAGTAGATAATCTGAGCAAGAGAACCAGAACCAACCTGGTCACGAGTCCAGTCATCAGGTAGTCCAACATATCCAGCTCTTGGAACAAATGTAATAGTTCCAGAAACTGTACCTGTGTTAGCTACAGATAGGGTAATTCGGTTAGCAGCTACAGAGGCAATAGTTGCACCTACGCCAATACCCGTTCCGCTGACACGCATACCAGGGACTAAACCGTTTGTACCAGCAGCGTCATTAACAAAAATGGTTGGAACAAGAGCTGAACCAGTAACGCTTGAACGCGTGGTTGTTAGTTGCGCACCACTCCAAAGAGTGTACTCAATTCTTGCTGGGTTTAGAATTCCATCAATACGGAATTGTCCGTTAGTAGTAACTCCGATAGAGTTCATCTTCAACTGCATGCGGTTTGTTAATTCTCGGATACCATAGTTACGAGCAATTGCGTTATCTACAGTTGGAGCTAGACGCACTGCAATAAGTGGGCGGGTAACACCTGCTGCTACGTTAAGAAGCTTGGTCATACCACCAGTAAAGATGAAGCTTACGTCATCATCAAACTGACCATCCATAATAACTGAGGAACCCCAGTGGCTGATAATAGGAGCACAGTTTTGAGTAATTGACTGAACTGCAACTTGAGCATTACCACCAAGACCTGTGTAAGAAGAGTCTGGAGTAAATGTTACTCGAGCCTTTGTTCCAGAAAAAGTAAATGGAATATCTGGATAGATTTGAGTAATGGATGCACGACGTTCTGCAAGATAAATAGGTGCGCACTTCTTTACTGGGTCATAAGCACCTACAGATGTGTAACGCATAATTTCGCAGTTGACATCATCTCGTACATAAATATAACCAGCTGGTGGCCAATCCTTTGTATTTTCAACCCAAATAACATTGTCGTCTGGTCCAAGCTGCGTACCAATAGTGCCAGCAGCTCCACCAGCTAACATCTTTGAGAAGTATGAAGGGTCGTTAGAGACTTCGTAACGAGCAGGCAAGTTACCTGAACGCTGATAAGCAGCGTTATTTACGTTGTTCATTGGAAGTCTGTGGCACCAAACCACTTTTCCGTTTACGCCACGCATTCCCCAACGAATGGTTCCTGCACCGTACCAGGTATAGTCGATATACAACATCTGCATACGGCCCATATCTAACTTGTAACCAGAAGGACCTGTGCCGTCAAAGCGGTCAATGTTCCACTCTTCTTGTGGAATTCTTTCAGTTTGTACAATCATAAAGCGAGTACGACGACCAGTTGTTCCCTTGTAAGCAGGGGCAATATTTAAAGATGTTGCAGAGTTAATCTGAACAACTTTATAAACCGCGCCCTTAATAACAATAGACTGACCAACTACAAGTTGTTTACGGAACTGAGTAGATAATCCCTCTACGAAGGAAGAGTTTTGAGTAACGTTTACTCTACCAATACCTTCTTTTTCTGAGTGACGTCGTGCAACGTAGCACTTTTGACCGTCATATTCAAAGTAAAAACCGTTTTGGTCATCGAACATACCAGCACGAGTAACAGCGCCATACCAAGTACGAGCGTGTACGTATACGTTAACACCCGCTGGGTTTTGGTCAACTACTGGAACAACTTGAGTTAAGGTTACTGGAAACTCAAAGGTGTTAACATCTACGATTTTTGATACTACAAAGTTCTCGCCGTTAAATGGGTTGTATGCTCCACGTGTTAAAACGCCTTCAACTTGAATGCCTACGCCAGCCTGAAGTCCGTGGTCTTGAACAGTCTTTACTGTAACAATTGCTGGACCAACTGCTCCGCCATTTAGATACATTTGCTCTACATCGAATACTGGTGTTAGTTGACCACCAGTAGAGAACTGTAGACCTTTACCTGACTGGTAACGGAAGTAACGGCGGGTTTGACGGATAACTTGGTTACCCATTGTATTGGTACCAGTAGTCAAAGAAACACCACCATCAAATGGGCGGTGAACAATATATCCATCACCCTTTGTCAAAATAATAGCAGTGCTAGGAACAGAGATTGCAGATTGTTGACGGTCTAATTGGAAAGACAATGTACGTGTTGTTGGAACATCAGAAACCGACCAGTTACCATCAAAGCTATTGGTTCCAGATACAACAATAAGTGCTCCTGGATAAACGCCGTGTGGGTTATCAAATGTTACAGTTACCTTTGAAATAGGTGAAGCACCATCTGTTGTGGCGCGGAAAGTATTTAATGTAGAAACTCCACCAATTGGGAAGTTACCGCCAGGGATATGAGCACCATCAAAGATGTCTCCACCGTAGACGCTAGTAAGAGTTCCAGAAAGAATATCTCCAGAAACAACACCACGAGCTGTGTATGTAAATGTTTCTGGTGTTGGAGCTGCCGTAACAAGGGAAGTACCCTCTGCAAGATAGTTAAGTGTTTCTTGAACAGATACTACTTGACCTGGTACTAAACCGTGAGGAAGAAGAGTTGTAACTGTAATTCTAGAACGAGGGCGTACACCGTCACCTACCATAGAAACGATGTCTAAAGAGTTACCGCCAGTTCCTTTTGCAAAGAAGGAAGGGTAGTTGTTGTGTAAGAATAAAGCTTCCCACTTAGATGGCTGTACTGAGTACTCAAAGTCAGTATCCATAAGTGACTGTGGGGTAGATGTACGAAGTTTTTGTGCGCCGTCAATAAAGGTATCGTCAAATGTGATTTTTTGATGTTCATCATCAACAACAATTTGAAGTGTATCATTAGCGGTCATGCCCGCTGTACTAACAGCAGCGTCTAACTGAATTACAGTTTTATAGTCTGTAGTTCCAAAAGGATTAGATACGCTTACATCAGGATATAAGTAACTAACTGATGCTTTTTTATCTGGGTCAGAAAAGTTAAAAAGAATCTGATTAGTTGTTGCGTTAACAATAAGGAAGATGTGAATTTTCTTGATGTAGCGCTCAATAGTAATTGTCTTTGTCGTTGGATTAAATACATAATCCTCGGGCGCAATATTACGTGCCATTAATTGTTACCTTCCTAGATAAGCGTAATCGGTGGAATAACGGTTTGTACAACAGTAGTAGTACGTGTCTGTGAATAACGCGGAAAGAATATTCCAAGTTCTAACTGCGCATCCATAGCAAGTAGTTGACCAACTCCACCGTCTCCAGCTGGGCCTTGTGCACCTGTTGGTCCACGCAAGCCTGTTGGTCCTTGTGGTCCCGCAGAACCGTTAGCACCTGCAACGCCGTTTGCGCCTGCTGGTCCTTGTGGTCCTGTAGGTCCTTGAATACCAGATGCATATACTAACGCATTCCAGTTTTGAGTTCCATTACCAACTTTAAACTTTCCAGTGTCAAGCTCAAGACCTAGTTCACCTTCGGAAAGAAGAGGGTTAGTTGTTGACCATTCTGACGCCGTACCACGACGTAATTGTAATTTAATTGCCATTAGTTACCGCTCACGTCTCCTCCGTTGATGGTTATAACTCCGCCATAATTTGTTGCAGGGCCGCCACCATCTACATTAAGTAGTGTAGTGCCTGTAGGGCCTGTTGGACCTAGTAAACCCTGACTTCCTGTTGGTCCCGTTACACCTTGAGGTCCAACCTCACCTGTAGGTCCTTGTAGACCAGTTAAACCTTGTGGACCTGTAGCTCCAGTTGGTCCAATAGTTGCAGCAACAATTACTTGCCAACCAGCTGGGTCTTCTAAAGGAGTAATACCAGCAGTAGAAGCATTATTTCTGCGTAGGTACGTTCCCTTTAATGTAGGTGTGTCGTAGAAAACTGCTTGACCAGGTAAATAAGAAAGACCGTTTTGCCAAGTTCCAATAACAGTAAATGGAGTTGGACCTGTAGCACCAGTAGGACCTGGAACAGTTGAAGCCGCACCAGTTGCACCTGTAGGACCTTGAATACCTGTTTGTCCAGTAGGACCTGTTGGTCCTTGAACAAAGCCTGCGTTAATCCACGCAGTGCCTTGCCAAATATATAACTGACCTTGAATTAAATAACCGTCACCAGTTGCAGGATTGGTTATGGTTGCAGTTAATTGTTGGAACGTATCAAACGAACCAAGAATTGCAAGACCGCGTCCCTGAATACCTGTTGGACCAGTAACACCTTGAGGACCTTGCGGACCTGTAGGACCTGTTACACCTTGAAGACCTTGAAGACCTTGAGTTCCTTGCGCACCAGTCGCACCAGTTAAACCAGTAGGACCAATTGGTCCTTGAATTCCTTGAATACCTTGAGGTCCTTGTGGACCAGTATCTCCTTGAGGACCAGTGACACCTTGAATACCTTGAATACCTTGAGCACCTGTTGGTCCTTGAATTGCACCAGCACTTGCCCAGTTAGAACCAGCCCATACAAATAGAACACCATTAACAAGATAACCGTCGCCAGTTGCACCAATTGGATGCGCTGTTTGTAAATCACTTAGTGAGTTGTAGGAACCAAGAATAAAAATTCCAGCACCTTGAGGACCAGTAGGTCCTGTAGCACCTGCAGTACCAACAGAACCTGGAGTACCAGCAGCTCCTTGTGGACCAGTAGGGCCTTGAATACCTTGCGGGCCTTGTGCTCCAGTAGGACCAATAGCACCTGGAAAACCTGCAGAACCTTGAGGACCAGTTGCACCACGGTCACCTTTTACATAAAGTGCCCAACCGCTTCCATCAGTATTAGGTGCAGTACCAACAGTAAATTGTGAGGTGTTAGTTAATACCCAAACTTCAGAGTTATAAGTAACTCCATTGTTTAAAGCATATGTTGCTAGTGAGCTCCAAACACCTTGGTCTGTATAAGCAACACTTGTTACAGGACGCGTAGTTCCAGTAGGGCCAGTAGGACCAGGAACCGTTGATGCTGCTCCAGTTGGACCAGTAGGACCTTGAGAACCCTGTGCACCTGTTGGACCAATAGGACCCTGTGCACCAGTAGCTCCAGTTAAACCAGTAGGGCCAGTTACGTTTGATGCGGCACCTGTAGGACCAACGGCACCTGTAGGACCTGTAGGTCCAATCAAATTGGAAGTAGCAACCCACCCAGTTCCAGGTCTCCAGAAATGGAATGTTGTACCAATAAAGGCGGTATCACCTTGAATAAGAGTTACATCTGGGTGCGCTAAATTAAGAGCTTGTAGGTCAGCAAAACTTCCTAGAAGTGTAAGCGATTTACCTTGAGGACCAGTAGGGCCAGTAATAGAAAGACCTTGTGCACCAGTAGCACCTGTTGGTCCAACAAGACCAGCAACACCAGTAGGACCGATAGGACCAGTCTCACCACGTGCACCTTGTGGACCTGTTGGTCCTTGCGGACCAGTAGGACCAGTATCACCTGTTGTACCAGTGTTACCAACAGGACCTTGTACACCTTGCTGTCCGCGTGGACCAGTAGGACCTGTTGTTCCAGCAGGACCAGTTGGTCCTTCTAGATTACCTACGTTTTGCCAACCACCAGTGGATGGTCCGTTTAACGTAGGGTTCCAAATAATTAAGTTGCCATTAGCAAGAAGATAAGCATCGCCTGGATTACCAGTCGGATGTGCTGTTTGTAAATCATTAAGTGTTGGATACTCACCACGAATAGTGATTACTTGTCCAGACGGTCCAGTAGGACCAGTAGGTCCTTGAAGACCAGAAATACCAGAAGGACCAGTTGCACCAGTTGGACCAGCGTTACCTTGGATACCTTGTGGACCAGCTGGTCCTGGCGCACCAGTTGGACCTTGAGGACCTGTTACAGAAACGCCAGCAGCACCCGTTGCACCTGCTGGTCCTGTTGCACCTGTTCTACCAGTAGGGCCAGTTGGTCCAGTAGGACCAGTACCGCCTGTAGGAGCAGGAGAAGTCGGACCAGTAGCGGTTGGGTACCAAGCGCTGTTATCTGGACCTACTACATAAAGTTCTTCTGGAGCCACTCTAATCCACCGTTACCTGTTGGGTTACAAATACCTGACCCTTTAAATATGTGTGCTCCCAGGTAGGGTCATTTGCCCTGGTTGCTTGTAAATCCCAAAACGCACGAACAGGCAGATATTTAGTCTTATCGCTATTTAACGATATCTTAATTCTTCCCTGTGCCGCATTTAGAATTGTAACATCAAAGGTGGCATATCTAGCTGGTGAATTTGGATAAGTACGGATTTCCGCCTTCCAATCAATACCAGTAACATCAAAGGCAAAATCAATAATTTGCTCGTAATAGTCGCCCTGGTACATAACAATGTCAAAAACCTCTGCGGTAGTTGGAGGAGGTGTATAGCCAAGGACATCGTTAGGAAGCCAAACTCTCTCTGGCTTTCTACTGTCGTCAATCTCCTGACCAATGTAGATAGGAACAAGCTTATTAGTACGTCGGCTAGTACGACGTAGAGTTCCAATTTGAATACGCCATAGGCCAATATTAAGAGCGGCGCATAATTGCTTATATTGTTCCCAACGCTGGTTAACCATATTAGTTAACTGTTCATATCTTTGAGAGCGAGGAATCATCACGCCATCTGGAGCCATGATGTTAATGTCAAAGGCTGCATCGGTTGAGAGTGCCCAGAGAGCTTCAATGACTGCAAGAATAGCAATTGGATATTCTTCTACAGGTTCAATACTTTTAATTGTTACACGAGTTCCGTATTTATCGGTACGCTCGTGAGTGTGCTGGTCTATAGCAGTGTTAATAAAGCGTTCAATATCGGAGTCTGTAAAGTATCTGTAGCTAACTCCGTGAACACTAAGAATGTTTCCAGCATCTAGTGGTTCTCTAAAATGAATTATGCCCTGGTCTTTTTCTAACTTATAACCAGAAGGGGCAGGAACAGCCGCGTCAAGAACGGTAACATAGAGAGTGTACGGTTCTACTGGCTTGGTATTTAAATAAAAATCTTTCGTAGCACCATCAGCGGTGGTGACAAAATTAAATTCTTTAGGTAGGTCTCCTAGTTCAAGACGTACTCTCGACACTAGGTCGGACATTAAAGCCACTTAATTCATCTCCTTTACTACATTGACTAACGAAACAGCGGACATTTCTGTCCGCCGCTCCGCCGAATTAAGTGTAAGTCCCTAGCTTAGATAACTCCAGCTAGATAGCCTTTTTCCTCAAGGTGCTGAGCAACTTGACGAGACACTTTATATTTTTGTCCAGCTTTAAAGCTGTAGTAGTTTCCTGCTCCAAGAGTCATTGATTCAATGTCTTCTACGACACGAATAACGACTGACTCATCACTCTTGTCAATAACTGTTGGGTCATCAACAATAACAGTTGGTCTGTTTGGAACAGTAGCGTCAACTACTTCTGTTTCCAGTTTAATTTGTGCTTCGGCAGTAGCCATGGACATTTCCTGTGCACGAGCTGCCAGCGCTTCAGCATTATCAGCTGCAAGCTTTTCGCGACTACGTCCAGTAACATCAGTTGGTTTTACTTTACTTGCCATTTGTGTTCTCCTAATTAATAACTCGATGGGGGGTAAGTAGGGGGCGGTTTTTAAGACCGCCCCCCGCTTGAATTAGTTGGTTTCTGCAATAATTACAGACTGGTCAGTGATTAGACCAAGACCGAAGATTGAGTACCAAGCAAGAGCATGCTCACGACCGAAGTCAAGAATACCGCCATCGCGGAGTTCGACTGGAAGAGAGATTGCGTGTCCGAATGCGTTATCTCCAATGAAGATAGCTGCATAACGGTCAGACTGTCCGTTACCTGTCTTTGTTGCAGGTGTGATGTAACCGCCACCAGGAGTTACTGTTGGGTTAGCAACAGTTGTGTCCGCAGTGTAGTTAGTACCAGCACCGCCTGCGACCTTGAGGACCTGTGTGGTCTCAATGAATACGCAGTCATATAGACGGCCGATTTCGCCAAGCATGAAGTTGCCTGGAGCAGCGTACTTGGTAACTTCGATGAACTCTGGGTTATCACGTAGGCTACGGCTCTGGTGTGGGTGAACAAACGCAACGTATGTTTCGCCGAGGCGTGGGATGTTCTTGGTTGATAGGCTCTCAACTGCGTCCTTGACAGTGTGTGGTGTCAAGTAGCTAGCGCCAGTCATACCTGCACGGCTTGATGCGGTTGTACCGTATGCGTACCAGTTGTTGACTGCTGAGAGGTTGCTGCGGTCTTCACCATAAATGGTGGAGGTTGCTGCATATAGTGTGTCGCGTGATAGCTGGTCTAGGTAGATAGCCATGTTACGACCGAGAAGACGTGAGGCTGATGCCATTACGTCATCGAATGATGCATTGAGAAGAAGTTCAGAAACAGCAAGAGCATAACCATGCTCGGTTACTGTGATTGAGAACTGCTGTGCAGTCAATGCGTTTGTCTGCATACGAACACCTTCAACAAGGCTGTTAGCGAAGCCGAGGTTGTTGTAGCGTAGGAAATTAATCTGTAGACCAGGTGCAACACCAAGTTCAGTCTTCTTGACTGCGAACTGCTCAAAGCGAAGGATAGGCATAGCCTGGAACAAGATTTCCTTGGACCAGATTGTCTGAATCGCCTGAGTCAGCTGGGTGTTAGTACCTGAGTATGCTGTTGGGGCTGCGGCAAGGTTGCCAGTACCTGTAATACCAGATGCCATTTACTTGTGACTCCTTATTAGTTTGGTTTTGGATTTGTTGGGTTTAACCGAACAAGCCGCGAGACTTACCACGAGCGGCGTCGCTCATGATTCGTTCTCTGTATTTTGCGTATTCGTTCATCGACATTGACTGAATATCTTCAGCCGTGAAGTTTCTTTGGTCCGATTGTGTGTCCAGTGGTCCAGCTGGCGGGGTGGTTACCCTTGTCCCCGTCATTTCTCTCCTTGCGTTCTGCATCGCACTTTGCGCAGATTCAAGAATTCTTGCTGAACGCTCTTTTAATCCTTCAACTGATGCATCAATCTCTTCGCGAGTATTTCCGCTAATGAGGTCAATGAGTTCAGGAATAATGTTTTCGCGTTCGCTGTCTACACGCTGTGTGCGGTAGTTCTGGAGGTCAGCAAAAGACTTTTCGCGTTCCAGAAGAGCAAAGGCACGTTCACGCTCTTGGCGCTCACGCTCCAACTGCTCCTGCCACTCTTGTTCCTTAGTTTTAAGTAAAGAACGAACATCCATGTCATTCTCAAGAGCTTCTTGCTGTGCTTTAGCTTTCGCTTCTGCTTCAGCTGCACGTGCTGCAAGTTCTGCTTCACGTTCTTTCTTAAGAGTGTCTAGTTCTTCCTTCAGCTTGTCAATCTGAGGATAGAGTTTTTCCTTTTCTTGGCTACGAACTCTAGCCAAATCATCTTCCGTATAAAACTTGGAAGTTGCCTTAGTAGTAGGTGCGTCAGCGACAACAGAGTTGCCTGACGACTCAGCTACGACTGGAACTGTCCCTGCTTCAGCCGCAAAGGCCTCAGCATTAGCTTGTGCTGTTTCCATATGTATCCTTTACATTCTAGGGGTCGTTATCCGATGTGAGAGCACGTATGACCTAACGTTGTTTCTATTTTTGCGTTTTAATACGAAAATGTCTGCGTAAACGCTTTACTTTTCGTACTCTTCTGGTACTCGCCTCTGTGGGAGGACGGTTCCATAAGCTTCGGTTACCAACTTGTTGCGTAAGTCAGCCTCACCCATATCTGCTGCGGTTAGGGCTTCGTCCATAGTTGGTGGTAGGACGGCAGGAGCACCAGCGGCCCCTGGCTGTAGAGGTTGACCAGGCTTCCCGCCAGTTTCTGGGTTAGGCATAGTGCCTGTAAGCTCTGCAATTTCCTGCTCAATTTGAGTCTGTAACAACTTAAGGGCGCCATCGGCTGTAGCGTCATCAAGAAGCTCTTGACGAATTTCGTTAAGTTTCTCTGTTGGGAACTCTTCTCCCA